ATCTTTTCTATTTCTGGTGTCACTTACTAACCATCCTAGATGCTTGGGCAAGCTGACCTACATTTTGTATTTCTTGTTGCTCTTGCATCATTTCCATTTGTTGCTGTTGCTGTGCGGCGCGTTCCTCACGAACCTGTTGCACTTCACGTTCTGACCGCAATGCTGTCTTTGGTACGCCTAATGCTTCAGTTACATGCTTAACCAACCCATCGGCATCAATGTGGTCTCCTACTGGTATGGATTGCGACAGCGGCATGAGTATTTCTAGCGCTTTCATAGTGCTGTTAAGGCTGCTTGATTTCTGCGCACGGGCTAGTGGCGATACATATTCAATGTCTACATCACGCCCTTGCAACATCTCTGGCGGCTGTTGAAGCATGTCACTGCGCAACATTAGCGCAAATACACGGTCAATAAGAGGCCGAAGCATCTCATTCATCAATCTTCCCAGCACAGGGCCAATCACTCTCATACGTTCTTCCTGGCGCTGGACAACTTCAGTAGCTGTCATATTTGGTGCGCCACCACTAAGAAGCTGGTCAACATAGAACGCTGAACGAATAGCTGTACGCCGTTGTTCTTCCATACTTAGACCAATAGGAATGTTTGCGCCTGTGTTTAGCGGCGTAATCATCTCTCTAGTACCGCTTCTAAAGAAGTTCAATCCCCCAGGCTGCGTTCTGATGGGCAAGAGGAATCCATCGTCAGGAACAAGAAGGGGAGGGTCTATCTGTTTCTGAGCAGCTTGGATGATTGTCTTAGACATAAGATTCAACATCTTAACATCAGGCAACGCAGTCATCGCTGGGGAACGCCCCATTGTCTCACCAGTTGCCTTCAAAAATCGTGGGACAATGTACGGGAACTCTTGGAAACCACTTTCGGAAAGTAGCATCTTTGTTTGCATGTCGATGTAGAATGATGCAAACGGCATGTTTTTGTTGTCACGCTTGTTAGGGTCACGGTTAATACGCGGCACAACAGCATGCAACAAATCTATTTCGTCATCTGGCTTTTCTTTAAACTTCTTGGCAATGTAGTCGCCAACATTGTCAATACCAAACCTTTGCACAGCTTGACGGGCTGGTAGCCTGTACATTCTAAAGACTGTATCTACAATGCCAAACTGGTTCTCTTGAACATAGAACTCAGATATGTGCCTGGTGCTAAAGCGTAGGTCACGGTCATCCATCTCGACAAACATACAGCCTGTGCCAAATACAACCAGGTCAACGTACATCTCATGGATTTCAGTTTCAAAGTTAGAGTGGCTAAACGCCCTCATCATGCGCATACTGGTGTCTTGTAACCACTCGCGCACCTCATCGTCACGGCCTATGTCTGCATCTTTTAAGTCCAGGTGGAACCAGGGAGTTGCACCACTGGTGAGCATGCCGTGAAGACTAGCGGATAACAAATCAACAGCCTGCAATGCAGTGCCATCGAATATCATTTCCATCCGCTTCTCGCCTCTGGAACGCTTGCGAACAATATCGGCTTTGCGGGGTAGCATATAATCAGCAAGTTCCTGATAATGCGTATCCCAATTATCCCTACGGGTCTTTAGTGAATCGTACCGTTTTACCAGTGACTTAATGAAATCTTGCATAGATTACCCCAATAATGTAGGTGTGCCGCCAGTGCCAGTAGTAGGTCCTGCGCCACCAGCCAAGCCAGAACCAGCAACTATAGTAGACCCAGCACCTTTTCTTTTACGGGCTTTCTTAACGGCTTCTTCAGACAATGCTGCTGCGCGTTCTGTATCTTCTTCAGCGGCCTCTACTGGTGGTGGAGGTGGTGGTGGTGCGGGTGGCATATAAACTTTTGGTTTTAAGAACGACATTATGCAGCACCTCCTGTTGGGGATTTAGAGCTAGGCTTTGCATAAGCTACACCGTAGCCTTCCATTATTGTGCCAGCTTGTCCTTTACGTTTGCCTACTGTGCGGCGGCGTGCTTTGGATGCCAAGAGTGTATCATCAGGCACAACCTCTGGTGTTACCTCTGGTGTAACTATTGGCTCAGGTGTTGGCGGTTTATCACCTAACATAGCGCGGCGTTCTTCTTTGTCAGTGTTCATAACAATGTCAAAAGTTTCAGCGGCAACTTTTTTAACAGGCTTTTCAATAAGTTCTTCAAAAGCTTCATCAGCTACATTTTTAACGCCCTTTACTACTTTCTTTACCGGCCTTTCCAAAGGCTCAACAACAGCCTTATCTACTACTTTAGCAACCTTCTTCACCGGCTTTTCCAGAGGCTCAACAACTTTTTTATCTACAAACTTTGCAACCTTATTAATTGGTTTCCTAATAAATTTTGGAACAAACCTTCTTACTGCACCACCCATAATAATCTCCTAATCCCACTTGTGAAAGCCTAGTTTTTGTGTCTCAGTGCGCAGCCAGTACGCATTTTTATACCCTTTATTAGATAACATACTTTTTAGGTTTCGGAAACCTATAGCTATGTTTCTCTTACCGCCTATTGCAATAAAGTCAACTATCCACGGAACTGTGCCGCCACCATCATAACCTTCTGCTGGGAAACATAAGCTGTCTGTATACTCGACAACTTGGGCATAATTAGGGAACGCCCAGGTTGCAAAGCACATTGGCATGCCAGAATTGTCTCTTAAAACCAGGTACTGACCAAGTGTCATCGGCGGTCTAATGCAGCGTTCAACTTCTTCAACGCCCCACCAGCCGTGGTAATCACTCCAATCAAGCAGATACTTGATAGCTTCTACATCTATAGACTTGCTCATAATGTGAATGGGTTATACTCCATTTGTGCTATTTGCTGCGGAGGTTTCGTAAAGTTACTTCTATTTTCGAGACCCACAGCGAGATACCGAAACGCATCTGCCGCATGTGACGTAAAATCATGCAACGGATGGTCTCTAAAAACTTTTCTACGTTCATCGAACTCTTGCCTGTACTGTTTCAAATAACCAACGCCTTCACCACACTTATCCTTATCAAAGTGGCATTTAGGTATCAACATCCTTGCCGCGTTAATACCATCAGCTATCTTCATCTTAGGTATTACCCTAAACCTAATACCAAGGCTATAGGCTGTCTCTAACCTGGACTTTCCACTACCTAACTCTCTAACCTCAATGTCATGCGGCGCTAAATGGTCGCCATAAATGTATTCCTTCTTATTAAGAACATCCGCATAATGCTGTAGGCCAACACCGCTACTCTCGTAATAATCAATAATATTAACTGCACCACCTCGGAAAATCTGGGCGAACCAGATAGCTGTGGAATCGTTTATCCCCAAATCCCAAGCAGTATGCACAGGGTACATAGGGTCATAAGGAACTCTAGTAATACGTCCATCATCATCAGCAGCATCCAACAACTTGCCGTAGTAAGCGCCAATAATAGCAGCAGTAAACGAACACTCGTATTCCTGTTCATACTGTTCGGGTGTCATCTGCGTCCTGGCAGCGTCTAACTCCTCATCCTTAACTAGCCCACTCTCACTAGCCCGTACTATTTTATAATACCATTGGTCATTACCTTCTTCTGCTTGGTCTTTGGCAGTTTCAAATAAATCATAAAAGTGATTATGGCCTGCTGGTGTACCTAGAAATATAGCCGCACCCTCTCTATCAGATAGTGCTGGCCTCACAACCTCCCCCCATACCCTTGGATTCTGCATACCAAACTCATCGAACGCACACATATCTAAATAGATACCACGCAAACTATCTGGGTTCTCAGCAGATAACAGCATCAACCTACCGCCATTAGGAAAGTCCACACGCAGTTCTGTCTCATTAAAAGAAACACCTGGTATCACACCCGCATAGAACTTCACATAATCCCAGGCAATCCTTTTGGCCTGCGTAAAAGTAGGCGCTACAAACGCCACCCTTGGCCTTGGTAACTCACAAGTCAGCGCCTTCTTAATAAGTTCATTAACAGCCCACACGGTCTTGCCAAAGCGTCTGTGCATTACCAGCACGTTCCACCGCTTTAAACTATTGTGCATCTCTGCCTGTAAGGGCCGAGGCTTATAAGGTATCTTAACTGCTTGTGCCACTGTCAGTCTCCCACAATATCCTAACTGTACCATCACTGACCTCTACGCCAGCACGGTTCTTAGCTTCCCCAAACTTCTCAGGCAATACCTTACCTACCTTCCACCGTACATGATGTGCATAGTCTCGCAATACATTAGGGTTGTAATCCTTCCTACCATGCAACGCATCACCATACAAAGTGTCTAACTCCTCTAAAGCCTTCTCCGCACTATACTGCTGCGCTTCCTTAACAGCCGCTGCAAACTCCTCATCCCTCTTGCAACGCTGGTAGAACGCAGTCCTGGACACGCCAGTGGCCTCGCATACGTCCACAATGCTATGCCCGTCTGCAATGCTGGATATGATTATGTCTGTGCGCTGTCTGGTAAGCTTGGTCATGGTTACTCCTGTGTGTGTGCTGGATAGTAGTATTTAACATATATATAGCAGGCCGCGCGCTGTCGGGTGTGCCGCCTTACAAAACATGCCCCCCTATGCCTTGCGCTGGCAGAACATTGCAGTGTGGCCTGGCTGCAACAGTGTGTGACATATTTGCAACACCTAACATTCTGTGATAGGCTCGCGGCGATTGCATTGCAGCGCGTCTGGTTCTGTACGTTGTGCGTGTATGCAAATGTAAAACAAACCCCATTCAAAACAAAACCCAAGCAATATCAACACTTGCCCAACACAAGCCACAGTAAGGCTTTGCGCTGCATGTGTAAACTTTTTTTATGTTTTGTGCATTTTTATGCTTGACGGTGCGCGGATACTGCGCTAGGTCTTGGTTATGTTCAATTACCTTGGAGGGTTAAGTTATGACTAATATTCAATTTACAGTTAAGTTTGATAGTGACCAAGATTGGTCAAACGCATCAGTGACAACCGAATGTGAAACAGCTTGGCACGTTTCGCAGTTTGTCGGATTCTGGAAAGACAAGCTTGGCCTGACAGATGATGACCATCATTTGTTTTTAGTTATTCGCAACAAGGACGGCAAGACGTGTCATCCTGGCAAACCAAAAGCAGCAGCTTAACAGCTGCCGCCCAAACCTTGGAGGGTTAAACAATGACCTATAACGAATACGTCAAAACTTATGAGGCGATGCTTTCTATCTACCTTGATGGCTTCAAGCCAACTAACATACCATCCGAAGTTAAGAAGATGGTCGCAGCAGCCGACAAGCTTGTTGATTTCCAAGAAGCTTATCCAAACCACACTGCAAAATACGAATCGCAATTTTAAAACCTTGGAGGGTTAAACCATGACTATTTATTATCACACACCATCACAAGCAAACGGCGGGTTTGTTATTTGGTCACATGCCAAATCATTAACCGATGCAGGCAAGACACTGGCAAAGCAAAACGCAGCTTTCCCGGGCAGTTCATCAGAGGGTGAGGTCATCACCATAGGCAAGCGTCCTAGAGGCTGCCATAACATCAGGCCATTCAAGTATTACCGGTTAGACGGTGACAAGCTGCGCAAGGTTCCAAACTTCCTAGCTGGCTTGATTAACCTTAGACCATAACAACGGCTGGCAGGGGCAACCCTGCCGCCTCATGGCTTGCCTTGCGAGGCACACCATGCGGCGAAAGCCGACAACGCAAACAACCTTGGAGGGTTAGACAATGGAATATGATTTTAGACAATGCCGCGCAATCTGCGCAGAACTGGAAACCGAGCTTGGCGTTTATAACTGGCGCGAAGTTATCGAAGAACTGAAAGACGACCAAGACGATTTTGAGGTTGCTGGTTATCGGTTCATTCACAAAGACAGTATCGACAAGATACAGCAAGAAGAACTTGCCAGTGATGAATATGTACTCGGCTGTTTCTTTCCTTCTTTCCTTGCAAAGCATGTTGGCCTTTGTGCTGATACAGTGGAAAAACTGCAAAAGGCAGAGGCATACGAGGCGCTAGGCGAGATGGTCATAAGCAAGGGAACTATCGCAGCATTACAAGCCGAATATGCTGGCGTTGATGGTTATGGGCATCACTTTGCACATTATGACCACAACGAACACGACCTTGATAACTGCAAGTTCTTTGCGTTTCGCGTTAACTAGGAGGGTTTCATAATGATAAAAGAACGCAACGAACCAATGTCGGATATCACGCTATCCTATGCTGATATTGAGCTAATATTAACCAGTTTAGAACATTACGTTCCAAGGACTAAATTGGCAAATAATCGCGATACAATGGAATTAATCTCATTGTTTAAGCGAAACGAATCCAGACTATTCAAAGCAATAAAAGAAAGGTCAACCAATGGCTAACAAGCTAACAATAGGCCTTGGCCTTTTCATGGTGCTAGTTGCATCAAGCATGCAAGACCCAATGACCAACGCAGCATTTGCCTTGCAGATATGCCTGTTAATAGCTGGCATGGGGCTTGCTGTTTATGGCGCAAGGAAAAGCAAATAAAAAAGTTAGGGGCAGCACAATAATAGCCTGCCCTTAATCGTCTACTATATGAACCAAACAAGAGGGAATAACCAAACCATGCAGACGCTAACCTTAGAAACACAAAACAACGTACTCAACGCAGCTATCGCAATTGCAGCGGATAACTCAACCGAAAACATGGAAAGAGTCGCGGCAAAGCTAACACAAGCAGAACGCGAGTATTTGCTAAAGATTATACAGCTTGCACAAGCCAGCAAGTAAAACAAAGGCAACAACCAATACCATTAACGGCTAGAGGGCTGTCAGTGGCCTTTAAATCGCTATTAAACCGTAGGAGGGTCAAACAATGGCATCAGTAAACAAAGAAGGCGTATATCATATCCAAGATTGGATTGACTCCAATCAGGACTATAACCCGCGAGTCTTTGACCTTTGGGCAAATGGCATAGCATCAGAGATAAACCAATGTGCAAGCCTTGACGATGATTTGCAGAGAAATAGCGAGTTTATCTATGAAGTAGGGCTAAACGACGCTAGAGGCTATGTAATGACAATAGCATTAGAGAAACAGCATTTTAACTTGGAGGGTTAAACAATGAAAAACTTGGATGGACTAAGCGCCTTTGCATTTACTAGCAGCTTTATAAGCAGCGTACTTGGCGAGATAGTATCAACAAACCAAGAACCATTTACCGCGCATTGGACTGGCAAAGTGCTAGATATAATGACTGATAACGATAGCGACTACACCTTTGTTTGCAGCTTAACACTGCCAGACAAAGGCAAACCGAAAATGTGGGTTTGTGATGGCATGATAGATGCCAAATCCATGTATGCTTTGATAGGCTATGCAACGTATCACGACATTGAACTGGAGAGATAGACATGCAGCTAGTATTTCATCGAATCAAATTCACAACAAACATAGCAGACCAGACAACATATCAAGACCACTGGCAGTTATGTGACACCAAAGACGAGGCAAGGCAGCAAGTCCTTACCTTGCAGAACATACACGGCGATGCGCTGGATTCCTGGGGCATTGCTGCAATCACAGACGCATCAGAGAAAAGCTGGGTAGAGAAATGACACCATCAGAACTTAGAGAAAGGCGGTCTTTCCTCGGCTATACGCAGCTTTCATTTGCTGAAAAGCTAGGGTTATCACGCCGCACAATACAAGCCTATGAACTAGGCGAGACAAGCATACCCAAGGTCTTGGAGATGGCCTTGGAAACGATAGAGCTAGAGGAGAAATAGAAATGTATGAAGTAAGAATGACAAAGCATTGGTCAGGCAAGACCTACAATGTTGACCTTGTATCTTGGCAGAGAGGTGAAGGCATGGCAGTTGGTAAGGCTTTTAATGTTTCACGCAAGGAAGCAGATAAAGAAGCAGACCGCGTTGCCAAGCTATACAACGCACAAAAGGTTTTGATGATAGTGCCAGGAGAATAAATAAAAAGGGGCTGGGGTGCTATGCTTAACAAGTTATGCTTAACAAGTTTGGCACCCTTTTCTTTTTGCAATAGGTACTTGGGTTG